ATATAATATTTATAAATAAAAGGTAAAATAAAGGGGGAATTATGTAATGAAAGGTAAGGACATATTCACTGAAGATGAAGCTAATGAAATAAGACAGTTATTAGTAGAGAAAATGGCATCATCAACTAAAGACCAACAGAAAATAAGAAAAATATTAAGAAAGCGATTAGAATTTCATATTAGAGATTTCACAAATAAAAATGGATTTACAGTTGATGATTTTAATGAGTTGGTGCAATCAGGCATAATAACAATAGTATAAAACAATAATAATATCTATTTTATTATGAGTACAAAATTTTAGACGATTTTATTTAGCTAACCGTAAAACATACGAAAGTCAGTATAAATAAGGTAAAAGGTAATGGATGGAAGGTCAACATGAGGCAATATTAGAAAAGGAGGGGTAATATTATGTGGATACTGTTGATACCACTTGCTATTATAATGCTTTGTTTGGAGGTAGCAAAGAAATCTTGAAAGGAGAATGATGAAGATGGGAGAAAGAATAGGACGAAAAGACACAAATGGAAGAGAAGTGTGTTTGGGTAATATAATTAAGAATGTTGAGGGTACTGTGTTTAAAGTTGGAAAAGGAATGGACGGTACTTACTTTGAAGAAATAAAAACCAAAGAGAGGATTTGGTTAAGTGAGATTGTTTTAGTATGGGACATGTTGGGTTTTGAAATAATGGATATAGGGGTGGTGAAATGAAGAAATTCTTTAAGTGGTTCTTGATACTGCTCCCTTTACTTATTATTGCACCATCCGGAATAGAAACATTTAGTATAATCGGTTTGGTATACGTTAGCCTCATCTCCCTAACGTGGTTGCTTCTTCGAGGGTTTAAAAAACAAAAACTTTCACCAGAAGATATTATTAGGAGAGATGAAGTGAGGAGAGTTGTCGAGCAGCAAAAACGTGAAGATGCGAAACCTGTGGTTTGTCCGAAATGTTATTCACCCAGTATCACATCGAATGAGAAAGGGTTCGGTGTAGGTAAGGCTGTAGTTGGGGTAGGGCTGTTTGGTTTACCCGGAGTATTAGCCGGGAACATTGGGCGTAAAAAATTAAGGGTGACTTGTCTATCCTGCGGTCACGCATGGCGAATATGAGAGTAAATCATAAAAAGCGGACAATCACATAATATATAATACATAAATATAATTTGAGTACCGAGAGTACCTGCTAAAAGTAATTAGGAGGTACTTTTATTTTGACAAATTTACTGATAATAAAGGGTGTCTTTTTTATGCCCAAGAATAAGGAGGTGGAAGCATGGCAGACAATTTTGGTCTCAAGATAGGCATTGAAGGTGAACGGGAATTTAAAAAAGCTTTAAGCGATATAAACCAAAGTTTCAAGGTTCTTGGCTCTGAAATGAATTTAGTTTCATCTCAATTTGATAAGCAGGATAAATCAATACAGGCAATAACAGCAAGAAATAATGCTCTTAACAAAGAAATTGATGCACAAAAGGATAAAATCAGCACCCTTGAAGCTGCCTTGAAGAATGCTTCTGACTCCTTTGGTGAAAATGACCGAAGAACTAAAAACTGGTCTATTCAGCTTAACAATGCAAAAGCAGAACTTAACAATATGGAAAAGGAACTAGAAGAGTCTGCCGAGGAAGCTGACAAACTTGGGGATGAGTTAGAGGAATCCGGTAAATCTGCAGATAATGCAGGGAGTAAATTTGAAAAGTTAGGCGGTGTGCTTAAAGGTATCGGTGCTGCCATGGGTTCTGTGGCTGTAGCCGCAGGAGCAGCAACAATAAAGCTTGGCAAGGAAATTGTTAAGCAGTTTGGTGAATTGGAACAGAATCTTGGCGGCTCAGAGGCAGTATTTGGAGAGTATGCTTTATCAATTCAGAAAACCGGTGAAGAAGCATATAAAAATATGGGTGTATCACAAAGTCAGTATCTTGCTACTGCCAACAAGATGGGTGCACTCTTTCAAGGATCCGGAGTTGAACAGCAGAAATCTCTTGAACTGACAGAGAAGGCCATGCAGCGAGCAGCTGATATGGCATCTGTAATGGGGATTGATATGCAAATGGCACTTGATTCTGTCGCCGGAGCCGCTAAGGGTAACTTCACCATGATGGATAACCTTGGTGTTGCAATGAACGCTACAAACATTCAAGCTTACGCCCTTGCAAAAGGGCTTGATTTCACTTGGGCATCTGCCACACAAGCAGAGAAAGCTGAAGTAGCAATGCAGATGTTCTTTGAAAATACAGAGCAATATGCAGGTAACTTTGCAAAGGAATCAACTGAAACAATAACAGGCTCAATCGGACTAATGCAGGCCGCCCTTGGCTCGTTTACTGCAGGTCTTGGAAATGCCGATGCGGACATGAAAAATTTAACTAATAACCTTGTGGAAGCGTTTCAAGCAGTTGTGAAAAACATAGTGCCGGTCTTAGGGAATATTGTAACCGCATTACCTGCTGCAATGGATGCAATTATATCAGCTATTGGAGATATTCTTCCGGTGCTTCTTAGTACTGTTACAGAACTATTCAATCAGGTATTTGAAACAATACTGAATTTACTTCCTGAGCTTATTCCGGCTGCGGTTGATGCTGTTATGACAATTGTTGAAACACTCATCAATAACTTACCTCTGTTAATTAATGCGGCTGTGCTTTTAATTACATCCCTTGTTGAAGGCATGGGACTTGCATTACCTGAATTAATGCCTGCAGCAGTAAGTGCTGTAATAACAATAGTACAAAGTCTTATAGAGAATATGGATATGGTTTTAGGAGCGGCTTTTGCAATAATAAAAGGACTTTCTGAAGGACTTCTTAATGCACTACCTACTCTTATTGAGGCACTACCACAAATCATCACAACCATTATCAACTTCATTACAAATAATCTGCCTGCTATTATCGGTATGGGTGTTGAAATGATAGTACAGCTTGCATTTGGTTTAATTAAAGCAATACCACAGCTTGTAGCTGCGTTACCTCAGGTTATTACAGCCATTGTAACAGGTATTGGAAAAGCGGCAATATCAATAGTTGAAGTAGGTAAAAATATTGTTGTAGGACTATGGGACGGTATCGCATCCATGATGGGTTGGATAAAGGAAAAAATTAGTGGTTTTGTTGGTGGGATAGTATCTAATGTAAAAGGTGTTTTAGGAATTAAATCCCCTTCTACTGTATTTGCAGGGATTGGAACTAATATGAGTTTAGGACTTGGAGAAGGCTTCTCTAAGGCAATGAATTCAGTTAAAGATGATATGAGCAGGTCAATTCCAACAAGCTTTGATATAGATGCAAATTTGCGAAACGGATCAGGCTTTGGAAGTAACCTTGGCTCAAATATTACAAACACATTTAATATAGAAAGTATGATTGTAAGAAGCGATAACGACATAAAAAATATAGCAAGAGAACTGTATCTATTACAAGTAAGAAGTGACAGGGGGTATGCAATTTGATGGGATTTACATTTAGAGAAATACACACCTCAGAATTTAAGGGGCTTGTTGTTAAAACTATAAACAATCCCCTATTCACTGCTAAAAGAACACAAAGAGTAAGTGTTATGGGACGTGACGGAGAGTATGTATTTGAAAGTGGATACAATAACAAAATTCTTGAATTTAGGTGTTCCCTTGCAAAAGGAACAATAATAGAAAGACGGCAAAGAGCAAGAGAGATAGCATCATGGTTATTTTCTGCCGGAGATTTGGTGCTCGACTATGAGAATGACAAAACTTACAAAGTTATAAAGACAGTCAGCAGTGTTGCATTAGCTATTGAACAGGCATGGGATGAATTCAGCATAGTATTTGAGACAGAACCGTTTCAATATGGAGAGCTTAAGACATTGTCCTTTGAAGATCCTGCTTCTGTTGTTGTAAACAATCAAGGAACCTATGAAGCTGAAACTATAATATCTATTACAGGTACAGGAAATGTAACTGTTTCATCATTAGACTATTCGTTTACATTGACCGAGATGACGGAAAAACTCAATATTGACAGTAAAAAGATGCTTGTATATACAGATGCCAATGAAAATGGAATATCAAAGCATTCCGGGAACTTCATAAAACTTAAGCCCGGGAACAACACAATAACCGTTACCGGTTCTGTTTCCAATATGACGGTTAAATTCCAAGACACATACATTTAGGAGGTGCGGCATTGATTACTTTACATGATAAAAACACAGACGCAAAGCTTGCATACCTTGATGACATAATAATTGAAGATTCAATCGAAATAACAAGGAAGATAAACGGAGAGTTCATTCTTAAATTTAAGGTGCTTGAAAATAATTTGATATGTGAATATTTCGAATCGGAAAACTATATTGCTGTTGACAAGGCATATTTTGACATTGCATATATAGAGCAAATTCATTCTGATTCACTAACTTACAGAATTGAATGTGAGCATGTGACTTACAGGCTGATTGAAGAAGAAAAAGAATTTTATACTTATGATGGAACACCGACACAAATATTAACAGATATTTTAACAGGCACTATATTTACTATTGATATTGTCGAGCCCACAGGTATAACAACATTTGCAGTCCATGAGGAAACAAACAAGTTAGGACTTTTACAGCTCCTTGCCTATCACACAAATTCAGAGCTTGATTTTGACGGATTTAAGATCAGCTTAAAAAACACACTTGGGCAGGATCGTGGTTTTCAGGCTCGTTTTGGAAAGAATCTGACCGGAGTAAAAAAAATCATAGATAGGAGAAAAGGACTCGTATATTACGCAGTAGATATAGTTGAACTTAAAAATCATTCTTCATTCAAGGACTTTAGTGAGCTTGAAGTTATTGAGGAAGGAGACACCATAAGAATTATTGATGAGGTTATAGGTCTTGATGTAACAAACAAGGTTATTAAAAGAACTTACAATCCTTTAAGAGCAATAAACACTTCCCTTGAAATAGCAAACACCATAGAAATATTGACAGACTCAGTTACCAAGATAAGACGGGATACTGTGGCAAAGGACAAAACTTATCATGGAATAAGAATCAGCCCGGTCAATGGATTTGAAAGTATAAGAAGTGACAAAATGGCAAGGGGAGTTTTCAACTCTGATATATTTGCACTTCAAAGCGGAGACGGCACAGGAGTAAATTGGACAAACAAATTATATTTCGATGCAGCAACAGGCAAATATATTTTTGACGGAATGCTGTCAGCTACCATGATTGAAGCTCTTGAAGCAGAGTTTGATGTTACTGTATCTAACGTCACAATTACTAATATATTGGCGGCAGAAACCGGGTACATTGCACAGTTGACGGTAGATGAGCTTTTGACTGACACTAAAGTTAAAAATTATCTTAAAAAAGACACAGACTTTAATGCGTCCATTGCACCAATAGAGTTCCAACATATCTTTGGTAAGTATCATAGATTTATTTATGCGACCACTGATGGCTCACAAGAGGCACAAGCAACTGACAGATACGGACGTTTGCTTTATTGGAAAGACAGTGATAAGGAAGTTGTTACACTTGATGAAACAAACTACCCTGTGATGGTATATGTTTATTCAGAACCTGTAGTATTCCAAACTTCTGCTACAGCGGGGCAGATTGAAATGATTTTCGGACAAGGCGATGGTGTTCTTGAAAATAGCTCAAAAGCATTTATACGAAAAACCACAACAGGTTTAGAATTAATCTACTATCGCAGCAATACCGGGGAAGAACGTAAATTATCATTAGATGACGTTGGGACAAATATTAATAATCTAATAATTGAAAACCGAGTAGATGATCCAACGAGCCCATCCGTAGGTCAAATATGGATGAGGACTGATTTAGCATAGGGGTGATTTTATGGCAATAACATTATTTGGTGAATACGGATATACAGGTGCACCGCAAAATATTAACTTACCATCTGGACTTTATTTATTTGAACTTTATGGGGCTAAAGGAAATACTGGGTATTCTTCTAATAGTCCGGGAGGTAATGGTGGTTTAGTCTCTTCTGTATTTGAATTTAATAATTCTATTAGTCTTAATTTGTTTATAGGTGGAGGTGCAGGGTCAAGGGGTAGAATTGGTGGTTGGAATGGGGGAGGCATTGGAGGAACGAATAGTGGTGGTGGGGGTGGAGCTACTGATATTCGTATAGGCGGAACAGATTTATCCGATAGAGTTTTGGTCGCTGCTGGTGGAGGTGGCGGTGGTTTTAATTTGGACTTAGGCGGTTCCGGTGGTGGATTGGTTGGCAATGTAGGTACTGGTGGAACTAATGTAGGACAAGGTGGAACTCAAATAGGAGGTGGTGGCGGGTATACTACCGGCTCTTTAGGAATAGGTGGAAATGGACATTCGAGTTATGGCGGTGGCGGCGGCGGTGGTTACTATGGAGGGGGCGGAGGAGCTTCTGATTGCGGAGGTGGCGGTGGCTCGTCTTATATCGATGGAGCTAATGGATACATTCCAATTTATTCCTTTACCACATTAGGACTTGGAACTACATCC